GGGGAGCGGGTCAGGCCGGCGCGCTCGCGCGACGCGGGCAACACGATGCTGTCCAAGGAGTTCGCGGGCGGCATCCTGATCATGACCGGCGCGAACTCGGCCGTCGGGCTGCGCTCGACCCCGGCGCGCTACATCTTCCTCGACGAGGTCGACGCCTATCCGGCCTCGGCCGACGAGGAAGGCGATCCGGTGACGCTGGCCGAGGCGCGCTCGCTGACCTTCGCCCACCGGCGCAAGGTGTTCCTCGTCTCGACGCCGACAATCCGGGGGCTGAGCCGGATCGAACGGGAATACGAGGCGAGCGACCAGCGCCGGTACTTCGTGCCGTGCCCGCATTGCGGCCATGCGCAATGGCTGAAGTTCGACCGGCTGCGCTGGCAGAAGGGGCGGCCGGAGACGGCGGAATACCACTGCGAGGGCTGCGACGCGGCAATTGCGGAACACCACAAGACGGCGATGCTGGAAGCGGGCGAATGGCGGGCAACGGCTGTTGCCGCCGATCCGACCACGGTCGGGTATCACCTCTCGGCGCTCTATTCGCCGGTGGGCTGGCTCAGTCGGGAGCGGATCGTGCGGTCATGGGAAGCAGCCCAAGGGTCGGACGAGGCGATCAAGGCGTTCCGCAACACGATCCTCGGCGAGACCTGGGTCGAGACCGGTGACGCGCCGGACTGGCAGCGGCTGGCGGACCGGCGCGAAGCGTGGCCAGCGGGCACCGTGCCCACGGGCGGGCTGTTCCTGACCGCCGGGGCGGACGTGCAGAAGGACCGGATCGAGGTCGATGTCTGGGCCTGGGGCCGGGGGTTGGAAAGCTGGCTCGTCGATCATGTCGGGATCGAGGGTGGGCCCGGCGATCCGGCCTGCTGGCAGCGACTGACCGACCTGCTCGGCCGCACTTGGGCGCATGCCTCAGGCCAGCACATGACGCTGGCACGGTTGGGCGTAGACACCGGCTATGAGACCTCGGCCGTCTATGCCTGGTCGCGGCAGGTTGGCTTCGCGCAGGTGGCCCCGGTGAAGGGGGTTGAGGGCTTCAACCGCTCGAGCCCGGTTACGGGGCCGACCTATGTGGATGCGACCGTCGCGGGCAAACGCCTGCGCCGGGGCGCGCGGCTCTGGACGGTGGCCACATCGACCTTCAAGGCCGAGACCTACAGGTTCCTGCGGCAGGATCGACCGACGCGGGAGGAACTGGATGCGGGCGCCGTCTGCCCACCCGGCACGATCCATCTGCCCGACTGGGCCGACGGCGAATGGCTGAAGCAGCTGACCGCCGAGCAACTAGTGACGGTGCGGACGAAGCGCGGCTTCGCCCGGCTGGAATGGCAGAAGCTGCGCGAGCGAAACGAGGCGCTGGATTGCCGGGTCTATGCCCGCGCCGCCGTGTGGATCGCGGGCGCGGATCGGTGGAGCGAGGCGCGGTGGCAGGAACTGGAAGGGCAGTTCGCCGTGTCCGCCGCGATCGGAACGGACGGTGGCTCCGTGAACGCAGCGTCCCGTCCGGCCCGAACCACACCCCGACGCCGGACCGTGCGCTCAAACTACATGAGGTGATCCATGGCCACGGCCGCTGAACTCCGCGCCCGGCGCGAGGCGCTGGCTTCGCAGCGGTCCTCGGGCGTGGCGCGGGTCAGCTATGACGGCAAGACCGTGGATTACCGCAGCGTCGCCGAGATCGACCGGGCCATCGAGGCGCTGGACCGCGAGATCGCTGCGGCCGAGGGGCGGCGGATCGTGCGCCAAGTCCGGGTGACGACGGCGAAGGGTCTCTGAGCATGGGGATCCTCGATGCGTTTCGCCGCCGGGATCGCAGCGGCCCCAGTGCCGTGCGCGCGCGTCTCGAAGGCGCGATGGCGAAGCGGCGGCTGCGCGGCTGGAACCCGCCGCTCGAGAACATCAACACGCTGGTCGCCTCGGGCGGGCCGAAGCTTCTGGCCCGCTCCCGCGAGTTGGTGGTGACCAATGGCTATGCCGCCAATGCCTGCGAGGCGTTTGCCTCGAACCTCGTCGGGGACGGTATCAAGCCCTCTTCGCTGATCGGGGATCCGGACCTGCGCGACCGGGTGCAGCGGCTGTGGCTGGCCTGGACCGACGAGGCGGACGCCGACGGGCTGACCGACTTCTATGGCCTGCAGGCTATGGTGGCGCGGGAGATGTTCGTCGCCGGTGAGTGCTTCGTCCGGCTGCGGCCGCGCCGGGCCGAGGATGGCTTGCTGGTGCCGTTGCAGGCGCAGCTTCTGCAGTCCGAGATGCTGCCCTTCGAGAAGATCGAGACGGCGGCAAACGGCAATCGCATCCGCTGCGGCATCGAGTTCGATGGCATCGGGCGACGCGTCGCCTATCACTTCCGCCGCCGCCATCCGGGCGACAGCACCGACCGGGGGGCGGTGATCCTGGAAACGGTCCGTGTCCCCGCATCGGACGTGCTGCACATCTACCGGCCCATCGACGCAGGGCAAATCCGGGGGCTGCCGCATGTGGCGCCCGCCATGGTGCGGCTGTTCCTGCTCGACCAGTACGACGACGCCGAACTGGACCGGAAGAAGACGGCGGCGATGTTCGCGGGCTTCATCACCAAGACCGCGCCGGAAGAGCCGCTGCTGGGGGAGGCAGAAGCCGATCCCGACGGCGCCGCCATCGCCAGCCTCGAGCCCGGCACCATGCAGGTACTGCTGCCGGGGGAGGACGTGAAGTTCTCGTCGCCGGCGGATGTCGGCGGCGGCTATGAGGCGTTCCAGTACCGCACGCTGCTCAGCGTCGCGGCCTCGCTCGGGCTGCCCTATCATCTGGTCACCGGCGATGTGCGGCAGGCCAACTATTCGTCCTTGCGCGCCGAACTGGTCGAGTTCCGCCGCCGCGTCGAGCAATTGCAACACGGGGTGATCGCGCACCAGCTCTGCCGCCCCGTCTGGGCGCGCTGGCTGGAGACGGCGGTGCTGTCGGGCGCGCTCGATCTGCCGGGGTTTGCCGCCGCTCCGGCGCGCTACCGCCCGGTGCAATGGATCCCGCCGCGCTGGGACTGGGTCGATCCCTTGAAGGACATCCAGGCGCAGGTGCTGGCGATGGAGGCCGGGATCACCTCGCGCCGCAAGGTCGTCGAGGCCACCGGCTACGACGTCGAGGAAATCGACCGCGAGAACGCGGCCGACGCGGCCCGCGTGGCGGCACTGGGCCTGCGCTATCGCACCAGCCCCGGAGAGACGCAGGGCGCGCGGGCGACCCCGGCGCAGGTGCCGGATGCGGGCCGTAACGCGGGCGGCGACGGGACATCCGAACGGGAGTGACATGATGAAAACCTGGTACACGATCCGCGCCCGGGGGACCGGGGCGGAAGTGGCGATCTATGACGAAATCGGCGCGCATGGCGTCTCGGCGAAGGGCTTCCTCGCCGAACTTGGCGCGCTGCCAGAGGGGACGCCCATCGATCTGCGGCTCAACAGCCCCGGTGGGTCGGTGTTCGATGCGGTGGCGATCCACAACGCGATCAGGCGGCACGAGGGTCCGGTCACGGTCTGGATCGACGGCATCGCCGCCTCGGCCGCATCCTACGTCGCCATGGCGGGCGACGAGATCGTCATGCCGGAAAACGCCTTCCTGATGATCCACGATCCGGCGGGGCTGGTGATGGGCACCGCCGCCGACATGCGGGCGATGGCCGAGGCGCTCGACAAGGTGGGTGACAGCCTTGCCGCGGGCTATGCCGCGAAATCCGGCCGCGATCCGCAAGAGATCGCGGCGCTGATGGCCGCCGAGACCTGGCTCGATGCAACCGAGGCGCTGGCGCTCGGCTTCGCTGATCGGCTGGCCGAGCCGGTGCGGATCGCCGCCAGCTTCGATATCGGCCGCTTCCGCAACGCGCCACCCGCGCTGATCGAGGCGGTGGAGGCCGAAGCGGTGGAGGCCGAAGCCGAGGACGGCACGGAAACCGTTCCTGACGGGAACGGTTCCGACGGCGATGCCGCGGCACGCCCTGTCGGGCCGCAAGACCCGGCGGGCGACACCAGCGCCGATGATCGCTCCGACGATACCGAGGGGCATGTCGTGTCCGGCAACATGCCCCCGCCGCCGCCTCCCGCACCACCCGATCCCGCATCACCCGATCCCGCCGCGATCCGCGCCGAGGCCATGGCGCATGCCCGCGCCGTCATCGATCTCTGCCGCCTCGCCGGGCAGCCGCAGATGGCTGGGCGCTTTCTGGAAACCGACGCGGACCTCGACGAGGTCCGCGCCGCCCTCATCGCCGTGAAGGCCGAGGCCGGGCCCGAGATTGCCGGGCATCACCCGCAGCCGGGCCGCCCGTCGAACACCCGACCCTGGGGCGAGATCGTCGCCCGCACCTTCAGATTGAAAGGCTGACCCATGCCCACACTCACCGAGACCACCCATCCCGGCGGCTTCCTCGTCTGGGAGGCGTTCCGCGACTACACCCGCGAGACCGTCACCGTCGCCTCCGGCGCGCTTGAGCCCGGCACCGTGCTCGGCAGGATCACCGCGAGCGGCAAATACGCCGCCCACGATCCCGCCGCGCTCGACGGCACCGAGACCGCCGTCGCCGTGCTCTGGGGCAAGGCCGACGCCACGGGCGGCGAGGTGCCCGCCGTCGCCTTGGTCCGCGGCCCCGCCATCGTCAACCGCAACGATCTGATCTTTGCGGGCACCCCCACGGCGCCCGAGATCGCCGCCGCCCATGCCGCTCTGCTCGCCGTCGGCATCCTCGTCCGCTGACCCACATCTGAAGGAGGCATCCACATGGCCACCATGGACATCTTCGAAGGCGATGCCTTCACCATCATCGAACTGACCCGGGCGCTGGAGAGCATCCCCTTCAAGCCCGCCATCCTGTCGGGGGCGGGTCTCTTTGGCCCGCGCGGCGTGCGCGCGCGCACCGTGGTGATCGAGAGCCGCGATGGTACGCTGTCGCTGATCCCGTTCTCGGAACGCGGCTCGGCCTTCGAGCAACAGGTGCCCGAGCGCCGCGACATGCGCGCCTTCGTCTGCCGCCAGTTCAAGAAGCAGGATGTGCTCTGGGCGTCGGAAATCCAGGGCATCCGCGACTTCGGCTCGGAAAGCGCCACCCAGCAGATCCAGAGCGAGGTCGCCCGCAAGCTCGGCCGCCTGCGCCAGGACGCCGAGGCGACGTTCGAATATCACCTGCTGAACGGCATTCAGGGCATCGTGAAGGATCCCAAGGATGGCGCGACGGTGATCAACTACTTCACCGAGTTCGCGATCACCCCGGCGGCAGAGATCGACTTCGACCTCGACAACGCCACCCCCGCCTCGGGGGCGCTCAGAAAACTCAGCCAGGCGCTGATCGAGAGCGTCGAGGACAGCATGGGGGGGCTTGCCGCCGGGGCCGTGCAGGTGCGCGCCGAATGCGGTTCGGCCTTCTTCGCCGATCTCGTCGCCCACAAGGAGGTGCGCGAGACCTTCCTCAACACCGCCGCGGCGGCCGACCTGCGCGGGCGCGTCGCCGACGAGGTCAGCTTCGGCGGCATCACCTTCCGGCGCTACCGTGGCGGCGCGGGCTTCGGGGTGCCGACCGACAAGGCGTTCTTTTATCCCGAAGGCGTCGAGGGGTTGTTCGAGATCTACCACGCCCCCGCCGACACCTTCGAGACGGTCAACACGCTGGGCCTGCCGCTCTACGCCCGCACCATCCCCGACCGGGACCGCGACGAATGGGTGCGCCTCGAGATCGAAAGCAACCCGTTGCCGATCTGCACCCGCCCGCAGGTGCTGCGCTCAGCGCGGCGGACCTGATGAATGCCGTCGCTTCCGCGCTCGACGCGCTCTTCGCCGATCCGAACATCGGTCGGGACGCGGTCTACATCGCCGACGGCGGCGCGCCGGTGCTGGTGCGCGTCGTCGCCCGGCGTGCCGACGCGGTCACCGACTTCGGCGACGCGCGGCTCTGGTCCGAGACGACCCGGATCGATCTGCGTGTCGCCGAAGTCCCGAACCCGCGACCGGGCGACCGGATCGAGATCCCCGGATCAGGTCCGGGGCAGGCTGGCGAGGCCTTCCTCATTCAGGGCGAGCCCGTTCGCGACCGCGAGCGGCTGGTCTGGACCGTGGATCTGAGGCCCGCGTGACCGCGATGAAGCTGAAGCTCGACATCGCCCCCGACATCGTCGCGATGATGGCGGCCGAGGTCGCGGCCGGCGAACGCGCCGTGACCGCCGCGATGCGCGAGGCCGGCACCGGCCTGAAATCCGCTTGGCGCAGCCAGATCACCGGCGCGGGGCTCGGCGCCCGGCTCGCCAATTCGATCCGCAGCCAGAACTTCCCGAGGTCGGGCGAAAGCCTCGATGCGGCGGCGCTGGTCTGGTCCAAGGCCCCGGTCATCGTCGGCGCGCATGACACCGGCCCGCTGATCCGCTCGAAGGCGGGCTTCTGGCTGGCGATCCCTCTGCCCGCCGCGGGCAAGTCCCTGCGCGGCGGCAGGATCACGCCCGGCGAATGGGAACGGCGGCGTGGCCTGCGCCTGCGTTTCATCTATCGCCGGACCGGGCCGAGCCTGCTGGTCGCCGAGGGGCGACTGAACACCAAGGGTCAGGCAGTGGTGTCCCGCTCGAAGACCGGACGCGGCAAGATCACCGCGCCGATCTTCCTGCTCGTGCCGCAGGTGAAACTGCCGAAGCGGCTGGATCTCGCGCGGGATGCAGACCGTGCGTTGGACAGCGTGCCCGGGTTGATCGTGGCGAACTGGGTGGAGGGTAAATTCGAGTAACTACCCAACGTGGACCGTAACGTCATAGCCCAGAGACTTGAGAGATTTCGACGTTCGCCCGTTCCGGGGTGGGAAGCGATCCGGCAGTGCCCACCCGACGAGTTCGCCCAATGCGCTGACCCCGAGGCCTTCGATTTTCCATTTCGGGTCATGAAAGGCGGTCCAGAGGCGCTCCGGCAACTGTGCCTCCGGACCGCCATAGAGGATGAACTTCAAGAGCTGCTTCACGTCATTGCCGCCTGCGGACTTGTCGCCCCAAATACGCTTAGAGAGCGCGTCGACCTTTTCTGGTATCGTGTACGTCGTCCCGTCCTCACGAAGACCGACAGCCTTATTGGCGACGCGTCGCGCATAGTCTTTGATGGAATGTATGCCCATGCAGATCTCGCGGAAGGCCTCATAGTCCATATCGTCGATGGCCTCGGCAGTGAGCGCCTCCCGCAACATGGGCGCGGTGGAATTCAACATGACGTCCTCTTCGGACGGGGCCTTGGGCAGGTTGCGCCACCATTTGATGGCGTCTGCGAGCGCAGCATCAGGGTTCTGCTTGTTCTGTTCGAAATGGTCGGCGTAAAGGGCTCTGCGTCCGTCGAAAGTGCGCTGATAGTAATGCGCGTGGAGGAACTGGTCGCCCTGAGCACCTGCAGGGGCATCGCCGTCAATCCAGGAGGGTCTGTTCTCGGGCTTGCTCACTAAGTTCCCGATATCGCGGAGCTGTTGAAGCGTTGAGTGCCATTCCTCGAGGAATGCCTCCCGGCGGCGGTCAGTGGCCTTTTGCTTCCCGGTCTGCACGAGCCCGGACCACTTGTTGAAACTCGGGCTGTTCCAGAACTCTTCGGACGGTGGCTCCGAACGCGCAATCTGCTTTGCGCGCTTCTGCATGACTTCGAGCAACTCGTCTGTCAGCGGCGTCGAGTTCCGATCGAGCACGTCGAAAAGTTCAAGGATATCCTCTGCCATTTCGTCTGTGATCTCGGCTTCGGGAAAGAAGCAGCCTGCCTCGACGTTCTTGTACCAGGCACTCGCAGTGAGGTTCGCGGAGCCGATGTAAAGGCCGTACTCGCGCCACCAGATTACCTTCGCATGGTGATGCTGAACGAGGCGGCATTGGAAACGGGCCGACTTGCGGGCGAGGAACGCGGACAGGATGGAAGGTTTGACCGGGACGCCTTCGTCGAGGCGACCATAATACTTCAGCGGGATGCCGTTGTTCCAACACCAGTCGAACAGAAGATCCATTTCTGTCGCGTATGCGACCGCTGCCAGAACCTCTTGTGTCTCAGCAGCCGCGTTCAACGTGATGTTGGTGAGATAGTTCCCGTTAATCCCGCCCATCATCAGTTGCATCGAAATCTCCTCGATTTGGTTTGCTTTTCGACACCTTAGACGAAAGCATGGATATGCCCACCCCTCGAGAATCCATCCTCGCCGCGCTGCACACGCGGCTCTCGGCGCTGCCTGCGACCACCCTGCGCGGCGAGGTGCTGCCAGAGCGCGTGCCGGCGGAGGGCCTCCTGATCCTGCGCGACGGCGAACCAGGTGAGCCCGAGGTTACCCTGTCGCCGCTGGCCTACCACTACGAGCACCGCGCGGAGATCGAGGCGGTCGTGCAGGGCGCCGACCGTGACGCCGCCTTTGACACGCTGACCGCCAGCATAGGCGCGGCGCTCGCCGCCGACCGAACCCTCGGGGGCCTCTGCGACTGGGTCGAGGCGGAGGCGCCGCGCCCGGTCGATCTGCCGGTCGAGGGCGCGGTCAGCCTGAAGGCCGCCGTGATCCCGGTGGTGCTGCATTATTCCACGGCCGATCCGCTCGGCTGATCCCGTCAACCCGAGGAGAACACCATGGCACGAGCCCAGGGGGCGCGGGCGCTGATGGCGCTTGTGTTCGAAACGACCTATGGAACGCCGCCCGCGAGCGGCTTCACCCGCATGCCCTTCGCCAGCACCTCGCTCGGCGCGGAGCAACCGCTGCTGAACTCGGAGCTTCTCGGCTATGGCCGCGACCCGCTGGCACCGATCAAGGACGCGGTGACGGCCGATGGCGATGTTGTCGTGCCGCTCGACGCGGCGGCATTCGGCTTCTGGTTGAAGGCGGCCTTCGGGGCGCCGACCACGACAGGGATTGCGCCGGGCCCCTTCACCCACGAGTTCCAGTCCGGGTCCTGGACGCTGCCGAGCCTCTCCATCGAGACCGGCATGCCCGAGGTGCCGCGCTATGCGATGTACTCGGGATGCGTGCTCGACCAGATCACCTGGCAGATGCAGCGCTCGGGGCTCCTGACCGCAACCGCGCGCCTCGTGGCGCAGGGCGAAACGGTGGGCACGACCACCAGCGCCGGGACACCCGCCGCGCTGGAGATCAAGCGCTCCGGCCATTTCAACGGGGCGATCACGCGCAACGGCACGGCGCTTGGCAATGTCGTCTCGGCCGAGATCACCTACGCCAACAACCTCGACCGGATCGAGACCATCCGTTCGGACGGCCGCATCGACGGCGCGGACCCCTCCATCGCAGCGCTGACCGGCCGGATCGAGATACGCTTCGCCGACCAGACGCTGGTGACGCAGGCGATCAACGGCGACCCAAGCGAGATCGAATTCGCCTATACTCTGCCCACGGGCGAGAGTTTCACCTTCACCGTGCACGCCGTCTACCTGCCGCGCCCGCGCATCGAGATATCCGGACCGCAGGGCGTGCAGGCGACCTTCGACTGGCAGGCCGCACGCGACAGCGTCGTCGGCCGGATGTGCACCGCCACCCTCGTTAATGATGTGGAGACGTACTGATGCTGACGCTCGATCTGACCAACGCGCCGCGCTGGCATGATCTCGCACCCGGTGTCCGGGTGCAGCTGCGCCCGCTGACCACGGCGCTGATGGTGGCGACCCGCAGCGATGCGGCGGTCGAGGCCGTGCCCGAGGACGCCTCCGACGAGGAGCGCGCCGTGGCCTTCGCCAAGGCGCTGGCGCGGCGGGCGGTGCTGGCCTGGGACGGTATCGGCGACGCCGAGGGCAACGCGATCGACCCGAGCCCGGAGGCCATCGACGCGCTGCTCGACGTCTGGCCGATCTTCGAGGCCTTCCAACTGACCTACGTCTCCAAGGGTCTGCTGCTGGAACAGGAAAAAAACGCCTCCGCGCTCTCGCCGACTGGTCCTTCGGCGGGGGCGAGCGCTATTGCGAAGCCTGCGCGCAAGCCTGCCCGGACTGCCCGGCGCGGCTGAACCGGCCGCTCACGCATGAGGGGTGGCAGGTCTGGGATCTCGTCGGCCGCCTCGGCGGTCAGCTTCGTGTACTCCCCGGCGCGGTGATCGGCTGGGACATGTCGGCCGCGCTGGCCCTCGGTGACGCGCTCGGCGTCCCGCCGCTCGCCATGGCCGAACTGCTGCCGGTCATCGAGGCGGTGATGGTGCGAAGATTGAACGAGGAGATGGTGGCGAATGGCGGCCCGGGTCTCAGTCCTTGATCTTCTCGATCAGGGTGACGCCGGGCAGCCCCTCGAAATGCTTGTCGCAGGTCAGGAGCGCCGCGTCATGCGCCCGGGCGGTCGCGAAGATGATGGCGTCCGCCGTTGCCAGCCTGTGCTCGCGGCAGGCCTCGGCAGCCGCGAGGGCGATCTCGGTGTCGAGCGGCACGACGGTGCAGACCTGCGTGAAGGCGATCACC